TACCTGGATTTATGCGATCTGGTCGAGAGGAAGTTTAACCAAAAAAACTAGAAATAACTATGCGAGCGAACGAATATCAGACACGCGCGATGAGTACGCGGCTGCCGAGTTGCGAGAATGCGACCTATATGCTTTTCGGTCTGATGGCCGAGATTGGCGAAATCGCCGACAAGATCGCCAAATGGCGCCGAAAGGGAGTGTGCCGGCTGGATATGGATCATTTGGTCTTCAATACGGGTGATCTGCAAGAGGTGGAGGGTTACAAATCCGAACTGATGAAAGAGGTCGGGGATTGTGCGTGGTTTATCGCGGGCATTGCCGATTGCTTCGGCTTCACGCTCGAAGAGGTCATGCAGCAGAACCTCGACAAACTCGCCAGCCGCCGCGAGCGCGGCGTGATCGATGGAAACGGGGATAACCGATGATCGCTTATGACCCACGCCTCTCTTTTCAGCGGAATCGGAGGGTTCGATCTGGCGGCCGAGTGGGCGGGCTGGACGAACGCCTTCAACTGCGAGATCGATCCTTTTTGCCGCAAAGTATTGAAATATCACTTCCCGAATGCAGAACAATATGAAGACATCAGAACGACCGACTTCACTGTCTGGAAAGACCGTATCGACGTGCTTACCGGTGGATTCCCGTGCCAGCCGTTCAGCCTCGCAGGAAAGCGGCGAGGTACAGAAGACTACCGCTACCTGTGGCCCGCGATGCTCGACGTTATTCGGACTGTTCGACCGCGCTGGGTCGTTGGCGAGAACGTTTACGGAATCGTTAATTGGTCGGAAGGGATGGTCTTCGAACAGGTGTGCGCTGACCTGGAAGCGGCAGGATACGAGGTGCAGCCGTACATTATTCCGGCTTGCGGTGTCGGCGCTCCCCACCGTCGGGACAGATGTTGGTTTGTTGCCCACCGTACAGACGCAGGGGCTGAAGCGATGCGTGAACGGGAAGATGGTTTTTATGCCGTTGAGCCTGTTGCCTACCCCGACGGCGATAGACGCAGGAAGCGGCCGAATGAACAAAAGCCTCTCCCCGAATGCGTCGGAACGTCCGACGCTGGCAATGGCGTCGAAAATGGGATTGTTGCCTACTCCGACCGCCAACGATGCGAAGAATGTAACGCTTCCTGCCAGTCAGGGCATACGCAACGGACTACCCAAAACAGCGATGCAAAGCGACGAATACCGGACTGGAACGGGTTCCCGACTCAACCCCCTGTATGTGGCGGAGATGATGGGTTTCCCGGTGAATTGGTTGGTATCGCCTTTCCTCGATGGCGCCGGGAAGCCGTCAAAGCCTGCGGAAACGCCATAGTCCCGCAGGTGGCATTGCGGATTTTTGAAACGATAAACGAATACGAAGTGGTGAAACAGCAGGATTCTCGCAAAATATCGAAATAATTATGAAACCAATTGAAGAGAGGGCAAATGCTGCATGGTCTGACTATGAATACAGAGAGGGAGAATTGTACTCAACATGCTTTATGGATGGCTTTTCCGCCGGCGCACAATCCGAGCGCGATGAATTGACCCGCTGGCGTGACCCGAAGGTGGAGCTGCCAAATGATAATCGAGATGTTTTAGTTAAAACAACATTATGCCGTGAATACTGCATTGCCTTTTACAAAGCAAATGGGGGCCGGAATCATCATTGGCACGAGAACAATGGATCTTTAGATGACGATATGGTCATCGGCTGGCGGCCGATTCTCGAAAACGAGTAAGATGCTTTGTGCATTTTAACTAACCAAGTAACTAACCAAGTAACTAACCAAGAATATCTATGAAAACACGCCTACTGAAACGACTGCGACGGGAAGCACGCAAAGAGTTTCCGGATGATATGATTTTAATGCTTGCCGAGTGTAAGGGCTATTTCGGAGCATTAAAATTTGTCAATGAAGCGATGAGAAGTCACATCCTCCTCCGCGTTGCGGAGTTAAAAGGAAAGAGAAGATAATGCAATTATAAATTGTATGGATATTACGAAAATGACAGCAGCACAACGCGCCGAACTGAAGGCGCAGCTTGAGGCCGAGGAGCGTGCCGAGAAACAGAAACGCGAAGAGAGTATTGCCGCATACAAGTCGTCGGTGGATGAGTTCTGCCGCAACAAGTTTAGCCGGTTGCAGGCGTTGAGCGAGGAGATGCGCCGGCTGAAAGAGGAGGTTTTCGGCGATGCCGAAACGCTGATCGCGCTCAAGGATGAGTTGTTCCGAACCAAATCGGACCGACACAGCAATCAATTCACGACCTCCGATGGCAAGATCACGGTGGCGCTCGGTTATCGCACCAACGACGGCTGGGACGATACGGTGAATGTCGGGGTCGATAAGGTCAAAACGTTCATCAAATCGCTGGCCAAAGACGAGGATTCGGCGGCTTTGACCGAGATGGTCATGAATCTGCTGGCGAAGGATCGCAAGGGAAATCTGAAGGCCAGCCGCGTACTGCAACTGCGCGAAATCGCCCGCAAATCAGGCTACCCGCAACTGATCGAGGCCACCGACATCATCCAGAACGCCTACCGGCCCGTCGATACCTGTCAGTTCATTTCGGTATCCTACAAGGACGACAAAGGTGTGAAACAAACATTGCCGCTCTCGTTGGCGGCCATGGAGTAGTCCCGAACGGTTGTCTGCAGCGGTTCGATTCCGCCGCCGAGAACATTGCCGGAAAGTAACAAATTTTGTAGCTTTGTATGTGTTTAACTAAAAATATAATTTTATGGATCTTTATTTCGTAATTCTTGGAATTCTGTTTTTCATTTTTGGACTCCTCCAAATTATTCTGTTTTTCAAATTATGGGCTATGACCAACAATGTAAAGAAGATTGCACAAGGCAATGATTCTCCGCATGTTGATTGGCAACTTCGGGCTTGTGTTTTAACTGGAGATATGGATCGCGCCAAGAAATTGATAATTGAAGATTTTGTCGAAAAGGTGCGATTACATGTTATCCAACACGGGCCGTCCGACTACATAGGAACGATAAAGCAGGAGTGCCGGGCCAGATTCAAGGCAATCGGAAAACAGATGCCTGAAGCCATTGAAAAACTCCAGAATGGAGCAAATGTCATTCAGTTGATACCATAATTATCCCGTTTTTATATGCGATAATTCTTATTCCTGTCCCGAGATTCGATGTAAATATGTATAGAGTGCGTTTTATTTTGCAAAGGCCCGGCTATCGCAAACGCTATCTCGAAGGCCTTTATCGACCAAGAGGTAATCTCTCGGTCGATGCGATGCGCAAAGCCTGTCAGGAGGAACTCCGGCAATATTTGGAGGCACAAGATCCGGAATATCGTAAATTCGACATAAAACTCACATATTTCAACCGTCTTCGCATTGATTTTCTACTGAATGTGGGGATTGTTTGATAACATAAAAACGCTGCCAAGAATCGAAAATCGGCAGCGTTTTTGTTTCCTCCAGTGCAAAATTTCGTATCTTTGCAATATGGGTAACACGTCAGACAATCAACTCATTCTTTTCCACTGCCCGACCATTGAGAAAGCCGGGAACCGGCGGCGTACACGTTCTCTGCCCCGTTCGGGAGATGGAAACATCACGTCGCGTGCAGACCGAATCGCCAAGCGCAACCGCCTCCTGACGGCCCGTTATTACTACTGGACAGAGTTGGAGCGGCGACGTTTCGACGATGTGCTGAAGATCCTTGCCGACAATGAATTTTTCGTCGAGGACCGTACGATCAGCAACGCCCTGGTCGCCGAGGACGAGTTCTACAACAAGCTGATCCGTCAACGTACGACCAAACGCCAGTTGCGTCGGATGTTTCCCGGGTTCGACTGGGGTTAATCCATAAACTCCGATTCGTAGATCATCCGGAATATTTTCAATCCGTTCGACCTATTCTCCGTTAAGACCGACACCCGGGATGTCGGATTGATCTTGCGTCCGAAAGACCACCATTGAAGCGCCTTGTGTATATTCTGCAGGGTGTCGTACTGTTGAAGCGCTTTTTCACGACTCTCTTGCGGTGCGGATGCGTTTGCCGTACCCCAGACGTTGAATGCCACTTGCAGTTGAAATCTCACACGCACGCGTTGTTTTCCGGCCATGTGGGTCGTGCATTGCGGGTAGCTCATCTCGACCAGGCAGCAGGGGAAGGCCACCGGAGGCCGTTCCGAAACATTGAGTTGTCCCTGATCCGAATCGATCCATCGCAATTCGGGGACTTTGTTTTTCAGCTGATCGCACAGGGCGATGAAGAGTTCTTTTTCCATAATCAGTTGTTTAATACGGATTCCACATAAGTCTCGATTCTTTTTTGCAGCTCGGTTTCGAGTTCCCGGGCGTCGCCGATAAACTGTCGCCGGGGAATGTTCACCCTTCGGGTGTGCTGCCGAACGCTCTGATCACCCCGGCGCGTGTGCCGGATATGGGCCGGAACCGCAACCGCACCTTTGAATCCTTCGTTGTGTACCCGGGCATAGTCCACTTTCTCGTTTCCGGCCGCGATGACGATCCGCCCGGGCGTGACCACGACAGGCCGGATGCTGTTGAGCAAAGCTCCGGACTGCACGAGCAGTGACCCCGATTGTTTGGGGACCCGGGGTGGTGCCCACGGATTCCCGTCAAAGGCCTTGTGCCGGAACGTGTCCTGGAAATATCCGACGGATGTTTCAGCGACGATTTCAGCCGTTCCCTGCAGGATCTCCTCCATACGCTTCTCGAGGAGTTTGTCGATTTCTATTTTCATAAAAATTTTGTATATTTGTTCCGAAGCGTACAATTCCGGGGGTGAATCGAATTCTGCTATCCCTCGCGGGTGATGGGGGCATGGGACCAAAGTCTGGGCTTGATACAGCGGATGAGTACGTTAACCCGAAGCAGCGGTATGACACTGGCTATCCAAGGCGTTGCGGATACCTGCAGGACGTGTTCCCAAGGTAAACAACAGTACGTCCGGACGCAAAGACATGCCGCTACGACTTTTTTATAAGCAAGCCCCGTCGGTATCTCCATCGCGGGTCAATGTGGCGGCTGCTTCGCGTTTTCTGTTTCAAATTCGGAGTCTGAACGATCTCGAACCAGGTCGTTATCCTATATTCGAGATTTTCATCCACTTCACAGATCACGTCGATCACCTTTCCGTCATAGAATTTTATGAAATTCATGTTCCTGAACGGTCTGTGATAATCGTTCAACCAAACCTCGTCGGGATTCTTCAGCACCTCTTCGACACATGCCAGTAACGGCACCCGCACTTTCTCATAGTTCCCGGTCGTATGAGTTCGGAACACCTTCTCGTCCATAACGACTTCGCGGCCTTTGTAGTCGTGTAGCGTCTTGTGAGCCTCGTACCATTCTGCGGCCGAACCGCTGTATTCGGGCATCGGTTCCGTCGCTGCCGCTAGGCGTTTGGCAAACGAGTCGAGTCCCCAGTCGTTGTAGTAGAGTCGGCCAAGTAGCTTCGAAGCCTTGTTCTGGAAGCGGCGGATGTAGAACTGGTTCTGCGTGAACACCTCGCCGGTGAGGGCACGGTTTACGCCCCAACCCTGTGCTGCGGCTTTTTTCCACGTCGCCGTTCCGAAGAACTCGTCCACGCGCTGTTGCGAGGCTTCGACCGTCTCTTTCTTGACCTCATGGGCCATCCGCGGCACGACCCGGCAGCGACATCGCCAGTCGTTCGGCGGGAAGATCTTCTTCCATCTGGCATCGTTGTAGGGAAGGACGATCCCTTCGAGCTGGCGATGAGACGGACGCACACGATCGTCTCCGACCGTCCGGTACTCCCAGTAGGGGAACAACTTTGTCTTGCCCATCAGCCGCCGGTAGGTGCTGGCGGCTTCGGCCGTAAGTAGTGCCGTGTCGTACTCGGTACGTTGCCAGTCGCGGTTGAATGCCGTACAAATCTTGCGGGCCTCACGTTCGAAGTCGGCGAAATTACTACTTTCACGGAAGAGGCGGTTGAGTTCCTGCAATTCGGCCAGGGTTTTGGCTGCCGAGAACTGGAACAGGTTAATCTCCATCGCTGTCTGTAAAGCGTCGTCACGTACTCCGTACACAACCCCGATATCAGCATTCCCGATGCTGTCAGCTTCCGGTTGAACGGCCTTCAAAAGGTCTTCGGAAAGGAATCGAAATAGCTCCGTGTCGAACGCGGGCTGCGAGGCGGCCACACGTCCCATCAGCCTCTCTTCGAGCGTATCACTGTCCTGCATCCGCATGAGGGCAGTGCCATCGAACGCCCCGCCCTGCGGGGCTTTGACGAAAAAATCCCATAAGCGGCGCCAAATGTTCCGGTTGTCGGCATTCCGCACCTTCTCCTCGACATCCGTATCCGTTTCAAGGTGCGAGCCTAATACCATATTCGACTTTTCTCCGGCGATCACCTCTCCTTTGTCCGGCATGGGGATCGAATACTTGTCGTGAATGAATGCTGCGGGGATATCGATGATCGTCGAGAGCTTCACGATTTCGTCCACGGAGAGCGGGTCGGCTGCCTTCGGATAGACGAAGCGGCCGCCTTTCACGGGTAAGCCGCAAGTCTCCAGAACAGGCAGCAGCCGTTCATTGAGCGTACGTTGTACAAAACGCAGGTCGCTCGTGTGTTTCGAATCCTCGACCTGCAGATGCACTTCTCCGAGCGAGCGGGCTCCGCGCTCGCCCTGAATGGTGGTCAGCGTCTGTCCGAGGATCGTGATAAGCATCTCTTCATTCGTCGCCTGACGGAACTCATTGAATGACGAGCCAGACCCCCTATTTACCTCTTTGGTTTCAATGTCTGCCTCCTTGGGGATGACGAGATAAGGTGCGGATCCGGCCTCTTCCAAGGCTTGCTTAAGCAGTTCCCGGCTCTGTGGGTCGAACGTGTTGTATTTTCCGATACGCTGAGGCATTCCGAACAGCTCGATCCATTGAGCATAGTCGCCAAATCCACCGCGTTTCCAGATAGCATAGGGTGCAGCTTTGAGCAGCAGCCCGTAGTCCCCGGGACGACCGACGACCAGAAGGTTCGGATCCTGGTCGTACGGTACCGATCGATCTCCTGTGTCGTTCAGCAGAATCTGACAGTTGTCCAGGTCGATATACTTGGGTTTGATAGGTTCGACGTGGAATCCGCTGTTGAAAAAGAGCTCCACGCCCGCCCTGCCGTAGAACAGCCGGTGCATGATTTCGCGGATGAGCGTTTCCCAGGCTGTCGTGTCGATCATCGCTGCGATGGCGGGTTCTTCCTGTCCCCGGGCATTCATGAAGACGACTTCAGCATTCAGCACGGCCTCGATACGTTTGTTGATCGCATCGGCGAGGACTCCGTCGATCATGATGTCTTCGAACAGGTCGTAGAGATATTTCGGCCGTCCGTTGTCGGCCGAGCGCAAAGCTGACCGCCAATCTCCGATGTCGTACACGCGACGCTGCGGAGCCTGGACAACGATCTGCTGCACCACTATCGGCTTTGAGGCTTTCGTGCCGGAACTCTTTCGGGAAGATGTCTTATAACCTATTTGTGCCATAATCAAAAATGTTGTGATCGTTTTGGGTTCGACCCGAAAATGTACTCTCCGGCAGCGGGGTCGGGCTTTCCGTCGCCGTCGGCATCCTCCATTACGGGTAGGTTGGGTTTGATCTCCGAGCGCTGGACGGACTTCAGCCAGGCGACGGCCCGTTCGTATCGATCCTGCCGGAGCTGGAGATCCGTTCCTGCATTGCACAGGTTGATGAAGTGCCATACGGCGATGTCCTTGACGAAAATTAACAGCAGTGCGTTACGTTCGTCACCCTCGGTGCCGAAGATCTTCTTACGGTCATAAGCCCCGAGATACCCCGAGGCCTCCTCAATGGCGGCATCGATAGCCGCGGCCACGATTGCATCGTCCTCTCGGGCGATGGTTTCGATATTCTCTTTATAGAGATGCGTCTGCAACTCTTCAGGTGTCAGAAAAGCCATATTAGAAACGTTTTGATGCGCGTACTCGTTGACCGATGGTATAGGATCCCTCGTTGAGCGTGGAGATCTTCTGGTTGATGATCCATACGCCTCCTTCGATGCAGTCAGGGCCGTCGGCCGGAGATTTCATTTGTCGGTTGAGCAGCAGGAACTGCTCTTCGAGGCGTTTCATGTGCGGATTCTCTCGTTCGTCGATATTCAGTACCAGGCGCCCTTGGCGGATCAACGGTTCGAGGTTTCCCTCGATGCGTTCGAATTTCGGCGGTTTACAGCGACAGTCGGGTGTGATGCCGATGAATCCCCGTTCGCGGGCGCGGGCGGCGAACATTGGGAGGAACACCTGCTCATAGAAAGGATCCTGCAGGCTGTTGTTCTCGATGAAGTAATAAACCTGCACACGTTCGCTCGCATAATCGCGCAGGTTGTAGAACCAGTCCACGAACTCGTCGTTGGTGACATGGTCGAGAAATCCCGTATAGACGTAGAATGTCCCGTCGCAGTAACCGAGCAGAAAATCCGCTTTGAAACTCGATGCCTTGTTGCGGGCGTTTGACGGAGAAGGATCGGCGTAGGCCACTGCGAACTGGAGCCGTTGCATCGGCGGACATTTTCCCCAGATCACCTCCTTGATGACCTCGCCTTCGGAAAGCGGATTGTTCATATACTCCTGCTGGAAGGCTTTGGTGGAAATGGTCTGCTCGATGCGGCGGATACGCTCCTCGGTGTTCTTCTCGGGCCAGGTCGAGCGGCCTTCGGCATCGCGGATGTTCACAATATCCCAATGGTCGGCCTTGGCCCCGGCCCGCGTCACACAGCAATCCCGGGCAATGACGTTCCCGCAGAACACGACCAGCAGGTCGCCGCTCACGGATCGGGTTGGAATCAGGGCTTCCTCGAACCACTGCCACTTCTTTTTTACAATGTCGGGATTGCGGCAGTCGGCATCCGTGTCGAAATCGTCCGGGAGAATCGTATCCGGGCGGAAGGCATCCTTGCGGGTGCCTCGCGGCGATTCCATTGCACCGAGCGCCCGGAACGCCGCGCCCGAGGTCAGCGAAAACTCGTCGGCGGTCCAGTTGCCGGCCTCCCTCAGGTCCCCGTAGTAAGCCTTTAACAGTGAATTTTGTTCGAAGGACTTCTTGTAAGGATCCAGAAGCCGCGTGGCATTCTCATGGCTGTTGGAAACGAGCAGCACGTTGCGTTTGCGTTTCGTCAGTACAAGATACATGATGCATATGAAGACGATGGTCGATTTGGCCAGCTCGCGTGACCACGAGAGCACTTCATACCATTCCGGATTGGAGGTGATCCGCCGGATAGCCTTCTTCTGGAAGGAAGTGAAAGGATGCCGGGTGTATTCGGCGAAGAAGAAAAGCATCCACGAAACGGGATCCTTTTCGAGCTTCTCGAGTCGCCGCATCCGCTCCACAGGGGAGAGTTTGTCCACCGCCTTGTCGCGCTTCAGGGCACGGTGGTATTCACGCCATTCGTTCCAGGCACGCATGTCATCTACTTTACCCATTTCAGCCGTTCCTGTATGTATGAATCGAAATAGTCCGAGAGTATCTTGGCCTTCTCCAGGTCAATAGCCCGGACATAGTCGAGAATACCTCTTGACACATTGACAATGTCCCGCACGGAGGCCTCTTGTTCGAGCGCCTCGAGGTCGGCGGTGAGTTTGCGCCGGATATCTGCCTCCTTGACCGTCGGATAGCGTGCACCCTGCTCACGCGCCGCGATGCTTTCGTCGAGTTCATTAAGTTGCATGAGTGTCGATTTGATCCGTGCCTCACGGGTTTGGAGGAAATTCAACTTGAGACCCTCCCACTCTTTGGCCCATCGTACGATAGTAATCCTCGAGACACCGATCTTCACGGCAATCTCGGCCTGGGTGAGATCCGTAGTGAGGAAAAGTAGTTTCGCCCACTCCTTCTTCTGCTTGTTATCCAACTCTTGTGTCATGAAAAATCTCTGTTTTACACCCCAAAGGTAAGCTCTTCACCCGAACGGAGCGAATTGTGGATAAATGGTCTGCATGCAAAGTGCAATTAAAGTGTAATAAATTGTAAAACAATACAATATAATTTGCAAAACGGGTGTTTTCAATCCAATTTTGCCGAAAAATGATGGCTTTTATGAAACGATTTACATTCGTGTTGCACGACGAGACGGTCAATACCTACGGGTTCCGTATGCTCACCAGCGGCGCTAATCTCGAGGAGTTCCGCAAGAACCCCGTGATCCTGCTCAATCATAAGGACTGGGAGCTTCCGATCGGTCGTTGGGAAAACATCCGCATTGAAGGTACGCAGATCCTTGCCGATGCCCTCTTCGACGAGAAGGATGACGAGGCGGTGAAGATTGCCGACAAGGTCGAAGGCGGATTCCTGCGCATGGCTTCTATGGGAGCCTGGCCTCCCGAAGAGGTGAGTGACGCCGCAGAGTTGAAACTTCCCGGGCAGACGCTTCCGACCGTGACGCGCTGGACAGCCCGTGAAGCGTCCATTGTCACGATCGGGGCCAATCACAATGCCCTGGTACTTTTCGACCGTCAAACGGGAAAACCTCTCGATCTCACGGATGCTTCGACTGTCATCCGGCTTATGGACAGGCTCAATCACTCAAAAATCGATTCGAATATGAACAAGACTTTGAAGGAAGTCCTCAAGTTGCAGGACTCAGCACAGGATGCCGAGGTTATCGGCGCTGTGAACCGGCTGATCGAAAACAACGACCGGCTAACACGTGAAAATCAGGAACTCAGAGATGCTGCAGCGCGTGCGGAGTCCGAGCACAAGGAGATCCGGAAGTCCGAGGCGATTCGCCTCGTGGATGCAGCCATTGCCGACGGAAGGATCAATACCGCAGGCAAGGAGGCTTATCTGAAACTCTTTGATACGGATTTCGAGAGTGCCAAAGCCACCCTCGAAGCCATTCCGCACCGCAAATCCGTCACAGCGCTTATCCGTGAGGGTGAACGACGGCAGTCGGTCGAACTCTCCGACCTTGTAAACAAGTCGTGGGAAGAACTCGATAAGGCAGGGCGCCTTGTTGAACTCAGGGACAAGGCGCCGGAACTCTTCCGTGAGAAGTTCAAAGCGGCCTTCGGTACCGAACCTAACATGTAGAACTCATCAAAAACAAAAAACATTATGGCTATTCAAAAAGAAATCTGGGAGAAATCGATCGTCGAAGGTCTGTTCGCTCCCAACAGCTTCCTTTCGAAAGCGTTCAACGCCGACGAGTATGTCGAAGCGGGAAAGATCGTGCATATCCCGCAGGCAGGTGCCGCTTCGAAAGTCGAGAAGAACCGAACGTCATTACCCGCAACGGTAAAGCAGCGTACCGACACGGACAAAACTTTCGAGCTGGCTGCTTTCACGACGGATCCCGTTTTGATCCCCGATGCCGACAAGGTCGAGCTGTCGTACAACAAACGCGAGTCCGTATTACGGCAGGACAAGCTCGCCCTGCATGAGGCTGTGGCCAAGGATTTTCTGTTCGCCTGGAGTCCTGCCTCGGATCGTGTGATCGAAACCACGGGGGCACCGGTGGATGCTTACACACCTTCGGCGACAGGCAGGCGAAAAGGGCTTTGCAGGGCGGATATTCTGACGCTGATGACGAAATTCAACAGCGAGAACATTCCCCAGGAGGGCCGCTACCTGCTGCTCGATGCGCAGATGTACGCACAGCTGTTGAGCGATCTCACTGCCAATGAGAACTCCGCATTCCTCGCCTCGGCGGATGCCCAGAACGGCATCATCGGAAAACTCTTCTCGTTCAACGTCATGATGCGTTCACAAGCTACGCTCTACACTGCGGATAAAGCTCCGAAGCGGTGGGGCGAAAGCGGTGCCGCCACGGACCTGGCCGCAGCCCTTGCCTGGCACGATCAGTCCGTATGCCGCGCCTTGGGCGAAGTCAAGGCTTTTGAGCAGGAGAAAGCGCCCGACTATTATGGGGATGTCTACTCTTTCCTCGTACGTGCCGGAGGCAGCATCATGCGCGGCGATAATGCAGGTGTAATGGCCCTGGTCGGCACCGCAACCGAGTAAGCCATGAAACCGACGGATTTCAAGCGCACCTATTATCCGACAATCGAGCGGGTCTGCGCCGAAACAGGGTTGAATCCTCTGTTTGTTGCGGCGCAGGCCGCCCTCGAAAGCGGATGGGGCGATCATGCTATCGGAAATAATCTTTTCGGCATTACGGCCGGAGATAAGTGGACCGGAAAGCGGCGAACCGAACGGACCTTCGAATACTTTTCGGATGACCGGCAGAGCGGACGATTCGAGAAGGTTTATTCGATCACCCGGACTTCGGATGGACGCTACCGTTACGAGGTCGATCGCAAGTTCCGCGACTACGACACGCCGGAGGAGGGCATCCGCGACCATGCGAAGGTCCTTTCCGCCAAACGCTACGCAGTAGCCTGGGCGTATCGTAACGACATAACACGTTTCGCTTATGAGATCGCCAAGGCCGGGTACTGTACGGCAGAACCCGCAGCCTACGCGGATTTGATCTCGAAGATTGCACGCATGATCGAACGGGCGTAAACTAACTTTCAAAAACCGATTGAACGATGGACAGCATTTGGATGCAGATACTCGCTTTCGCACTTCCCGGGGGATTCCTCGGCAGCGTTTTCACCTGGATCTTCTCGCGCCGCAAACAGAACAACGATTTTCTCAAAGAGTTGCAGAGTTCGATCAACCTGCTTTCGGGCGAAAACAAGAAGATTCTCGAAGAAAATATCCAACTGCGGCGGGAAAACATCGACCTCAAGGCCAACCAGGAAGAGATGCTCGTACGCATCGACCGGCTGACTAAAGAGGTGGAGCGCCTCCGCAAGACCATCGGAAAACGAAATTCGTATGAAGACAAGACTCTTTTTGCTGCTCTCCATCCTGCTGCTGGCAAGTTGCACTGCGACGAAGAAGCTCCTCTCGACAGGGACACAGAACAGGACGGATACCGTGTCGCACATGCAGCGCGGCGCACAAAACGCCGTAGAGCAAACCGCACGAGCGGCAATGAACTCTCGATCGGAGGAGACCTCTGTGCTGCGGGCGCTGCGGACGGAGGCGATTCCGCTTCGGACAGCAGCGGTGACGGTGACGGAGGAGAGCCTCCGTAATCTGCCGGAGGGGGCGGCCTATGTTGCCCGTGACGGTCGGCTGACGCTCGAAGCCCGGCGTGACGGGGATACCATCCGCATTTCAGCACGCAGCGATTCGCTTGCCCGACGAGTCGAATATTACAAAGCGACCTCGGCCCGGCAGGACCGATATGCAGATTCTCTGAAGGAGAGTCTGGCAGAAACCCGGGAAGCATACGACCGACTCCTCGAAGTCTCCAGGCATCAATCTTCGGAAACAGCAATACAACAAACGCGGTCCCCGGCCTATCGGGGAAGGTGGATGCTTTTCGGAATCGTTATCGGATGTCTCGGCAGCTGGTGGGCTCATAAAACAAACTTATTTGCAAAACTTTTCAAAACAATTTAATTATGTCTAAACGATCTGTAATTCAAACTAACGACGGCTATCTGATGCTGCTCGACGCTGTCTATTTCAACGGCAGACGCATGGGGAACATTTCGGAAGAGGGCCTTGACTGGGGCGGTGAAGACGCCCAGACCGTCGAACTCTGGGCCGCACAGATTCGGACCAGTCCCGTGCTGGATATCGAAACGCGAGCCGCGACGAATGAGATTACCGGAAAGATGATCGAAATGGTTCCCCAGAACTGCGTCGATCTGATGGGCGGCAAAGTCGCGGGTGAGGAGTGGCAAATGCCCGCCAGCTCGATGCGTGTCGAAGGAGATATGCGCATTCTGACCGGTACGGGTAAGACCGTCAAACTCAAGCGCGTTTCGTTGCGTGCCTCGAAGATTCGCGGCGGCTTGGGCGGCGAAAACGTCCTCGGCATCGAATTCGGACTGAAGGTCCTGGCCCCGCTGGACGGCTCTTCGCCCGGTTCGATTCTGCCGACGGAGCCCTTCATCGAGGCCGACCCGACGTCGCTGACCTTCGAACAGGCAGGCGGCAGCCTCCCGGTCGATATCGAAGCATCGGGTCCGTTCTCGGTAGGTGCTGTGCCCGAAGGCTTCTCGGTGGAAGTCATAAACGGACGCGTCACGGTGATCGCCGAAGCCAATTCCACGGAATCGCCCCGCTCCGGACAACTGGAATTCATCCTGGAGTCCGATCCTGAAACAAAAGCTACCGTATCGCTTTCGCAGCCCAATGCCTAAGCCATGAAACGCAATATAGAACTGGAGGCAGCGGAAGCTCTGCTCGATGTGGGGATTCTGCTGCCTCTTCTCCGATTCCGCCTGCCCGGAGGCCGGGAGCGGGTGCTGCGCGTAACGATGCGGCGCCCCTGCCTGGGAGGGCAGATGCGCATCGTACGCCACTACCTGAAGCTGGGAATCACGGCCCGGGAATGGGATGCTTTCTCCGAAGACGAGGAGCGTGCCTTTTTCGACCGGCATGCCAAACGCCTTTCGCTGATCCTTGCGCTGACGATATGTCGCGGCTATCTGTCCGGACTCCTGCTGGCCCCCGTGGTGGCCTGGTTGATCCGGTGGAAGGTACCCTCCGAGTACCGGATCGAAGCCCAGCGCTGGTTCCGCAGAATGCGGGGCACGCGGGATTTTACGAGTATTATCGAATCGGCCGAGAGTATCGATCCCTTCCGGTACGAAGCGAGCCGCCCCAAAAGAGCAGGAAAGGGGAGTTAAGAACCGTTTACGAGAGTTCCCATAGCCCCTTCGGAATCGTTTGGCAAATTGCCTCCGCAACAGGATGGTCGGTGCATTACATTCTGTGGAAGGTCAATTTCCAGACACTGGCCATGATGCTGGCCGATGCCCCGCATTATCGAAGCGTCCCGGCCGAATGTACGGAAGCCGGGAGTGCAACGGGAAAACCCGATACCGCACAACTCTTTCAATCGAAACTCAACTTGCAATGAAACCCGTCGAGATAGAATTCCTCGTAAAGAACAATACCCGCCAGGGACTCTCCGGAGTTTCCGGCGGGATTGATGCCGTGGACAAGGATGCCGCGCAGGCGCGAGGCCGTATTCAGGCTTTGAAGGATGAAATTGTGCGACTTCAGAAAGTCATAGCCCAGACGCCGGAAATGGATCAGACGGAAAACATCCGCCAGATAGAAGCGTTGCAGCGGCAGCTCCAGGCTTTGCAAGCCGCGACCAAACGCACCGATCTGGTTCCTGCAAGCGCTCCGGCAGCCGTAAGGAGCTATAATAGCCTACATATGGCTATTCAGCAAATAATTCGTGAATCACCGTCGCTGGCAATGGGATTACAGTTGTATTTTCTGGCAGTTTCGAATAATTATCCTATTCTTTGGGATGCAATAGCTCGTACCAGGGCCGAAAATCAGTTATTGGCTGCCAGTGGTGAAAAAACAATTCCTGTATGGCGACAAATACTTTCCTCCGTAGGCTCTTTTCAGACTTTATTGACTGTGGGTATTACTTTGGCAGTTGCGTACGGCAAGGAGATCGGAAACTGGGTGACGAATCTGTTTCGGGGAAAGAAGGCGCTCGACACCGCTCGCATGGCGACTGAACGTTTTCAGAATACGATGCTTGAAGGGGCCCGGAACGCTCAGCAGGAGGTCGTAAAATTGAATCTTCTCTACCGGGCCGCAACGGATAATGCCCGCGCCACAGACGATCGCCGGGAAGCCGTGCGCAAACTCAAAGAGGAGTTTTCGGGTTATTTCAAGAATCTTTCCGACGAGCAAATCATGCTCGGACAAGCGAATGACACTTACAAGGAGCTGATCAAAAACATTTACAAATACGCCAAAGCACAGGCGGCTTTCAAGAGCCTGGTGGATATCGAACAGCAAGAGCTGTTCTTCAATGACATACCGGATATCGAACAATTCCTAAAGGCTAATGACAAATACCTCGAGGCCCAAAAGGATGTTGCTGAAAAACGGAAAACCTACTATGCGAAATCATGGCGTCAACCAGGCTATGATCCCCAAACACGCAAAGATCTCTTACAGGCGAAAGACATTCTGTCAGATGCAGAAGAAAGTGTTTCTTACTGGCAGGAAAGGATTTTTGAAGAGATCAGGAAGAACAAAGGAGGAGAAGAGATTATCGATGAGATAGAGGAGAAATTCGATGGCAACCTCGGGGCATTTCTGCAATTCCTCGCAGAGCAGCGGACGAAATTGGCTGCCGTGGCGGAGCAGGCCCAGTTGCTGGAAAACCCGTCCGGCACGACGACCGATCCCGAACCGACTTCCATCGACCAACTCACAGAACAGTATAAGGCGGCCGTACGTCGCCAACAGCAGAGCCTCGACGACCAGCGGGTCGAGTTGATTGAAAACGAATTCGACCGGGAACGGGAAGCGATCCGCCTCAATTACGAGAAAAACCGTCAGGAATATGAGCGGCAGGAACAACAGACGCTCGCGCTGATTCGCAAACTCCGGGAGTCGGGGGCCGATATCGATTCGAATGCGGAGAAAACCTTTATGGCCGGCACGGCCGCTGCAATAGCCCAAGCTGCGGAAATTCGGGACAGAGAGCTTGCGGATGTCGATAAGAAAGAGGAGGCTTCATACGCCAAGTTGCTGGAGAAGTACGAAACCTACCAGCAGGGGCGTCTGCGAATCGCCCGGAAATACGATCAGGATATTGCCGCTCTTGCCTCAAATCCGGAGGCCCAGCAACTCGCTCGGGAAGCCAAACAAAAAGCGCTCGACGACTTCACGGAACAATTTGCAAGCCAGTTCCCGGAATTCGAAGCCTGGGCCGACCGGGTCGTCACTGCCTCGGTCAAAAAGCTGGAAAGCCTGGTGATCGAAGCTCAGGAAGAGCTGGAGAACCTGCAAAGCGAGACGCCGGATGATGGTAATGCCATCGCCGTTGCGCGGGCCAAACTCCGCAAGGCCGAACAGCAACTGGCGAAAAAACAGAACCAAACGGAACAGGAAACTACCGATACGACTTCCTGGACGGAGCTTCACCGCGTATTGACCGACGTTATCGGCACTTTCAATGAGGTCGGCGATGCCGTCGGGGGAGCCGGAGGAACCATCATCGCCACCGCAGGAGATATCGCCGGCTCTACCCTGCAAATCATCAATGCCGTTCAGGCATACCGGAAAGCTCAAGCCGCATCGAACACGCTCGGCATGGCCTCCGGAATTCTCGGAGGCATATCTGCCGGTATCGGTGCGCTGACCACTATTGTCAATTTGTTCGAGGGCGGTGAAACTTCGATGGAGCGCAACCTTCGTCTGGCCCGCGAGTTCAACGAAGAACTTCGGATCATGAAAGAGCGCAGCCGTATCGACTCCGATGAATTCGACAATATCTTCGGGGATCGGGTGTACGACCGTTACAAGCAAAATATCGATGTAGTGCGCACCTCGCTTGAAGAGCTGGAGAAAGTCCGGGAGAGAATCCTCTCGCGCGGGGAAGAAAAATATCAGTTGCCGGGAGAGTGGCGAGGCGGAGCCGGCACGGGACTTTCGGGGCTGTTCAGGTATGAAAAAACTTGGGAGAACATTGCCGATTCGATCGCCAACATGCAGGTTCAGACACGTCACTCGACCTGGTTCCGCTCGGCAAAATATCAGTCCCTCGGTTCGCTGCTTCCCGAATTATTCACGGATGGCGAAGTCGATATGGACGCGCTCCGGCAATTCGTCGAAGAGGGCGGAGAAACTTTCCAGCACCTGGCACGGGAGAATCAGGAGATGCTCCGCGAAATGGTGGACGACTGGGAAACCTACGAAGAGGCATTGACTGCGGTCCGGGATTATTTGCAGGATATTTTCGGCGATCTGGGCCGTACGCTTACCGATGCTTTGGTGGATGCTTTCGAAAACGGCACCGATGCGGCGGATACTTTTGCCGACAGCGTCGGGCAGGCCCTGCGCTCGCTGGCCAAGGATATGATCTATTCGAGTACGCTCGGTAAGGTATTCGAAGATGCCCAAAAACGCATCGAAGAGGTCATGCAGAGCGACCTTTCCGACGAAGAGCGGTTCGCTCAATGGAGCGAAACGATGAAATCGCTGGTTTCGGATGCCATGGAGCAACAGGACGATTTCAATCGTCTGTGGGAAGAGTTCCGCCGCATTGCAGAAGAGAACGGACTTTCAATCGACGAGGAAGCCGGCACTTCGCAGCAGAGCGGTAAGGCAGGAGCCATTCAGACCGTAACGCAGGATTCGTTCTCCCGCGTCGAAGGACTGGTCACATCGGTACAGATCCATTCCGCGAAGATCGACGAAAACATCGAAGGTATTGTCCCGGTTCTCAAAGGGTCACTCGAAGCGATGAATGCCATCCGGGAAAATACCGAACCGATACCCCAAATCTATGAACTGTTGCAAACCATAAAACGCGACGGATTAAAAGCGATCTGATTATGGCTGAAATACTCGAAGGACTGTTGCTGATCAACCAAACGGATGTATATGCCCGTTTCGGGGCTTTCCTCGCGGAAACCGCTGAAGACAGACACGACAACTACGATTCGCTGCTTGCACCTCCGGCTCTCAAGCAGCAGGCGGAGGTTTCCATTCAGGAGGAGGACGGTGTCCGTATGCCCGATATACTGACGCAGACTTATGAAGCCCGCGATATCACGCTGCGATTCGCCATCGTCGCCTCGAACGATGTTTCGTTCTTCACGCGCTACGCCTCGTTCGTGAAATTTCTCAAGGAGGGCGACGACGGGTGGCTGGCGCTCCATCTGACGGACGTAGGGCTGAAATTCCGGGTTTATATGACCGGATTTTCGGATTATTCACAACTGGCGCCATTCGGAAAGGGAGAGGTCGCAGCGACCTTCTCGGTGAAATTCCGGGAGCCGAAGCCGACATTCGAACTCGCTGCGTCGATCTAAAGGTCACGTTCAAATCTTCAAAAAATGGAACTCAAAATATATTCGAAAGAAGGGAATCTGAAGCTGACGGCCTCTCCCGATAGTAACAGTGCTGCAACCTGCGGCATACAGGAGGAGAGTGTCCTCTCGCTCTCCTTCACGGCCTTCGAATGCGTCACGCTCGAAGTTTACGATTATGCGGACTTCCTCGGACGGCGTTATTGGATTCTCGAACGTTATCAGCCGAAGATGAACTGCGACAGCGAATGGAGCTACTCGGTGCAACTGTCGGGGGTCGAAGGACTCACCACGCAGGTCCTGATGGTCAATCCGGATGATGACGACAATCCGATTCTGACACTCACGGCACCGGCACGCGAACATGCGGCGCTGATTATCGCTAACATGAACCGCAAAATGGGGACGACCGAATGGAAAGTCGGAGAAGTGGTCGTATCGGAGTACATCGATATCGAATATACGGGAAAGTACGCCTCCGATGCTCTTTCGGAACTGTCGTCTGCCGCCGGGACGGAGTGGTGGTTCGACGGGATGACGCTCAACATATCCCGCTGTGAGTTCGGCGAGCCTGTCCCGTTGTCTTACGGCAACGGATTGACCGGAGGAATCGAACGGAGCATGGCCGATGGCGTGAAATTTTTCACTCGGCTCTTCCCGGTAGGCTCCTCCCGCAACATCGATCCGGATCGGTACGGATATGCCCGGCTGCAACTGCCCGACGGGGCGAAGTACGTCGAACAGGATACCCACCTCGGTATCATCGAATATTTCGAGCAGGAAGCGTTCGATGCGATATATCCGCGCCGGATCGGTACGGTCGGTTCCGTACGGTCCGAAGAGCGCACAAGCGATGACGGCTCGCCGTTTACGGTCTGGTATTTCACCGATCCCGACATTCCGTTCGATCCCAATCAATACGAAATAGGCGGCCTCGTCAAACGGGTGACCTTTCAGACCGGAGAGCTTCGCGGACGGGAGTTCGAAGTGAATTACGACTCGGAAAAGAAGGAATTCGAGATCATCACCCAATGGCCCTACGACAACGATATGCAGTTGCCGTCGGAACCGTTGGTCCCGGCTCCCGGGAACGAATACGTGCTCTGGAATATCAGTATGCCGGACAGTTATTATCCTGCGGCCGAACAGGAATTCAAAACTGCGGTAGATACCTTTATGGCCGACAGCCGTAAAGATATATCCGTGTTCCAGGCATCGACGGATTTTACGGTTGTCGATAAAAGAAACCTCGATTTGAAGCCAGGGCAACGGATTCGGCTCGGAAGCGACAAGTTTTTTCCCGATACCGGATATCGCGATATCCGTATCGTCGCGATCAGTCGCTCCGTCGTTCAGCCCGGAAGCATGACTCTTAAAATGAGCGATGTCCTCTCCACAGGCCGTATTTCCCGCATCGAAAATCAGATTTCGGAAGTGACGCAGATAACCCGGCAGGTTTCATCGGAATTTCCTGACATCATTAAATCGTGGGAGGAAACACCGGCGAGCGACACGACGCTCTATTCGTCGCGTAAGAGCGAACGGGAATTTCTGAACAAGCGCCGGGGAGGTACGGTCGAAGGAATCACCCGATTCCTTAAGCGGCAGCAACTCGACGAGGGATTCCGGACAAGCGACTTCGCCAGCGGCATCACCGGCTTCGGTGCACAGATCGACGGACGAGGCGCCGGCGAGCTGGAGAGCCTCTTCATCCGTCGTTTTCTGGAGGTTCCGGAGCTTCGGTACAACCGCGTGGGCATCAGCGTCGGGGACGACTGGAGCGCTCCGGGCGCCGGGGTGATCGAGAGCGTGGACAAGGAGCAGAAGCTCGTAACGCTCAAACTCGAAGAGGGCGAGATCGGCGCCGTAGCTGTCGGAGATATATGTATGGGCATCTTCCACGACTTCGACCCGTCGAACAATGCGACGGCAGATTCCGACGACGGCCGAGGCAACCGCACTTTCGCAGGCTTCGCCACGGTCTATTTCCGTATCACGGAAGTCCTGGGCGACCGTAACGAGCAGTTCCGCTACGAGCTGCGCCCCCTGTCGGCCACCTTTACCAAGCAGATCGATCCGATGGAATCGATGACCTTCGTGGCCTACGGCTCGTTCACGAATACCGCCCGGCGGAGCTCGCGCTACTCGACGCGCACCTACCAGCGTTATCTCCGCAATGTCAGCGACTGGGAGTTTACGGCCGAGAATATCGCCGCGCAGTTCGGCGACCTTACGAACCTCTCCGTCTTCGGGATCCAGATGTCGGGCTATTCGGCCTATCTGGATAATATCTATCTGCAAGGTATGATCAGCAGCCTGGACAAGAAGGCGCTGCTGGACACCCGGAGCAAGCTGTTCCGGCTGGTAGGCGACAACGGCGTCGGCGTGGCCTTCACCCCGGAGGCAGGCTGGAAGCAAGGCAAGCTCTACGACCCCGCGACGGGACAGTTCCAGAAGGAGTTCGACATCGAACAGATCGATCAGACGGCCACCGAAGCCCAGGCCACTGCCAATTCCGCCGATCGCAAAGCTCAGCAGGCTAAGGATTACATCGATAACACGCTGCCCGGCGAATTGTCCGAGATCAACAAACGGCTGGACGGTGTCGTGGAAAACTGGTTCTATCCCTATACTCCCTCGCTTTACAATGAACCGGCCCAAACATGGATAGCGGACGGCGAGCAGGAAAACCATATCGGCGACACGTTCACCAATACGCTGCCCGCGAATTTCGACCCGACGGACGCAGGCTGTTGGGAGCAGGGCAGCATCGGTGCATCCTATATCGACGGCATTAAGACCTGGGATCAGATCAAAATCGCCGACAGCACCCGCATCCGGCTCAAAACTCCGGTCGGAGGAATACCCAAAGGCGCCGTATTGTCGGTGGGCGAAGGCTATACGATGGGTTACAATCCGATAGCGTCATCCGGAGCGGTTATAGCAAGTTACGTATGGAGCCAGAGCTATACCGTCGGAAGCGACAACCCCTACATAGCTTTTGTCATCCGCAAAACCGATAATGCCAAAATCACTCCGGCGGAATACCCGCAGATTCACTTCACCATATCGAGCGACGAGATGACGAACCCCGATGCGGGCAAATCGTGGCGGTGGGTAAAAGAAGAGGACGGAACCTATAAATGGACGCCGATCGCCGACAGCGATGCGGTAAAGGCCCTGCAAGAGGCGGCGCGGGCGCAGGACACGGCCGATGCCAAACGTCGTGTATTCGTCGTAACACCGACTACACCCTACGATGTGGGTGACATCTGGACGCAGGGCGAAGGTGGCGACATCATGCGCTGTATCGAATCCCGTGCAACGGGTAATTTCGAGAGCTCGGATTGGGACAAAGCATCTAAATACACCGATGATACGGCAGCCAACGAAGCCAAAGACGAGATTGCTAATCTTCAGTTCGGCGCCCGCAACTATATAGCCCGACAATTCCTCTATGCGTGGAACAGCGCCAAAGAGGGTGTTTCGGACGTGGTGACTTCGGGATCGGACGCAGACGGAGCCTACATGAAGATCGATGCCAACAAAGCGAGCAATGCAGGGGTAGCTATTGCGGCTACGAGCCAGATCGTAAACTGGACGGATTGCTTCGGGGGTAAGATCACCTACAAGGCCGGCATGTCCTATGTCTTCAAGGCACGCATCAAACTGCCGGAAACCAAGACCGGCTGCGTGTTCTGTGCCGTTTATGAAGACGGATACGACATTATATCACGCCCGCCATCTGCTCCATATTCTGATGTGTATGAAGCCGTTTATACGACCAAATCCGGAAAGTCCTTGTTAAAAATCGTACTTTACGTCGATTATTGGCGACCGATTTACATTTACGACATCCAGCTCACGGAAGGCAACAAGGCCCCCACGGGATACATCACGGCCGAAGAGGATGTGCAGGCGCAGATCGAGCAGGTGAAGCTGGATGTGGACTACATTGCCTCGGATTCGAGCCTGACGCCATCCGACAAACAGCAGGTGGCTAATGAATGGGTGCGGATTCAAGGCGAATACTGGAGCATCATGGCGAATGCCGAAAAGTATGATGTCCCCACGGATTCATTTACGGTCTATTTCCAGGCACTCGAAGATTATCTCACGCCCCTGCTGGCCGATATGAGTACGACATCCGAGATAACCGGCACCGAGTTCAGAAAAGTATTCTCCGATTATTATGAAATAAGCAGCAACATGTCGGACTTGATCGACGACGCGATAGACGAATCCATCAAATCGACAGAGTACCTCAAGAAGGCTATGGAAGACGGAAGTACCGAGGTGAAAGGCGGTCTGATAATGACCAATGTGATGTTGCTGAAAAATGCTGAAGGCGACGTGACGGCCGGCGTGAGCGGCTTGCAGGAAGACGATGTGCCCTTCTGGTCGGGAGCCGACTACACAAACCGGAAAAAAGCCGTGTTCAGAGTACACGCCGACGGGGAAGTACACGCAACCAAAGGAACCGTCGGAATCCTGCAGGTCAAAAACGATTCCGTAGAGGTGAGCGATGCGGCCGCAAGCGGAGATAAAATCATACTCACCCCATACAGAATTACGTCCATATCGCAGGTTCTGGGTGCTGTGAGTGTACCGGGTGTCATAGAAACGAAAGAAGTGAGCGCACTGGCTACGGGACAAAGCAATCCTTTTGTCCGAAATGTTTACGAGTCAAGTCCGCCGTTTACCTGTGGGCAGGGAGTACAGATGTCAGCCCGGATTACAGCCCGCATCACAGGCAATGCCGAAGGAGGTGGCGGGGGCGTAAAGATCGAGGTGGTAAACGCTTTGACGGGGAAAGCCGATCCCCTGTACCGAAACAGCACGGCTGAAGCCCAAAACACGAATTTGAATATCGACGAGACGATTTCATATCTTTTCACTGGAGCAGCCCAGAAGTACTACATCCGGATTACGGTCGAAGCATCGGCAGCCGGAAAACTTACGGCCTCTGCAACGATGAATGCCGCCCAATTCAACTTCGTGAAAGACATCCGCAAGAACCTGATCGCTCCCAACGGAGTAGCCGTTGTGAAAGGATCGAGCAACTATGCGGTATTCACGGGAGATATTTTCGAAGTCCTGATCGGAAAAGCCGGATTACGTATTCAAAACGGATATGTATATAAGAAAGATACCGACCATACGACATGGACAAAGATTTGAGAACCGCCATTGGAGACAGTCGTAAATTAATTGAAGAATTTTTAATGGCTGCGATGGACCATGTATGGAATACGTCGGTTGTCGGCAGAAAAGTGAAAGACGAAGTAGACGGTCAGCATCGAATCTGACAAATAAAGTCCTTCGGGGGAGGACACAAAAAATCCCCCGGTTTGTTAGCAGTCATCTCACCTACATACCAACAAATGCACGATTACTCGCAGCGACCGGGGGATAAAACCTCCTGCTGCGAGTAATTTTTTGTGTCGTTTCCTGTACAGGGGACGGCTGGTATGTAGATGAGATACGCAAAGATACTAATTTTAATAAAATAGCAAACTATGAGAACCCCTATTTCCTACTATGGCGGCAAACAGACAATGCTCAAGCACATTTTGCCTTTGATCCCGTCGCATAAGATCTATACAGAGGCATTTTGCGGCGGTGCGGCCGTCTTGTTCGCCAAACGGCCCTCCGAAGCTGAAATCATCAATGACATCAACATGGAGTTGACAAACTTCTACTGGTGTATGCAAGTTTACTATTCAGACCTCAAACACGAGATTAACAAAACACTACACAGCCGGGACCTGCACGCCCATGCCGGACATATCAACTCTTATCCGCAGTTCTTTACTCCCGTCGAACGGGCATGGGCCGTATGGGTGCTCTGTAAAATGTCGTTTGCGTCAATGATGGACGGGACATTTGGATATGACTTCAGCGGCACAATGACCAAGAAACTGCGTAACGCGAAGGATGAGTTCACAGAGCGGCTTTGTCAGCGGCTCGAACGAGTGACTATTGAGAACCGAAACGCTCTCGACGTGATCGACTGCTACGATGCTCCCGATACCTTTCATTTCGTCGATCCGCCTTATGTGAACTCCGATTGCGGACACTATGAGGATACATTCAACGAACAGAATATGGAGCAACTCTTGCAATTGCTTGAAACCGTCAAGGGAAAGTTTATGCTCACGATGTTCCCGTTCGATATGATCGACCGGTATGCCCGGAAGAACGGATGAATTATCCATCGTATCGAGCGGACGATCAGTGCCTCGAAATCAAATCGCCGCAGACAAGAGGAGTGGATGGTCTGCAACTACGAGGAACGGGCACAGGCATCTCTGTTCCAGGGTGAGTATTTAGGCGAATAGATGGAGCTGGTATTGATTCATCTTGAAATAAAAAACCGTTCGAGCGGCAGTTAAACGCCATTCGAACGGTATGTTTTCTTGATTCGCTTTACATATTTCCCGCGATATGTAAACGGATCGTGCATTTGCTTTACATATATTCTGCGCGTGTGCGAAATTTCAGTCGCTTTTCGTTTTGGATTACTTCAACCCTCTAAAAGTCGCATCTGGTTCTGAACTTCGTCGCATCTCGTTTTGCCGATTATAGGAAACTGTCGGCCCTCGACCGTCTGGCGTATATCGGCAGGCGGGGCATGGGGGCGCTGGAATTTCTGCCTCCGGCAGCCGAAGAGATGGAACAACCGTTCAAGGTCGAGATAGCCGACCTCTACAAGCTGGCCCAATCGGCGTTGAACGAGGCGAAGGACTTCAAGGTCGAGATACAGCCGGACTTCATGATCGAGAGCCTGTTCAAGGTAGGTACGTCCGCCGGAGGACGCAGGCCGAAAGCGATCATCAACCTCAATCCGGAAACGCACGAATGCTACTCCGGTCAGGTAGCGCCCCCACAGCCCGGATACATCCCCATGATTATCAAGTTCGACGAGCATTCGGATATTCCCACTACGCGCATTGAGTACAGCTATTATCTCATGGCGAAGGATGCCGGGCTGAACATGATGCCGTCGTATCTGGTGGAGGGCGAGCAGACCGCCCATTTCCTGACCGAACGGTTTGACCGCCGGGGAGGGAAAAAGGTACATGTGCAGACGTTGGCCGCCATGCAGCCCTCTTCCGACAGTTACGAAAGCCTGTTCGACACCGCCTGCCGTATCGGCATTTTGCCGGCAGAACTCAAGCAGTTGTTTCTTCTGACGGTCATGAATGTGCTGGGAGGAAACGTGGACGACCACAACAAGAATTTCGGCTTCCTGATGGGCGACGACGGGGTGTGGCATGCCGCGCCGGCATACGACTTCACGTTTTCCGTTGATCCGTCCGCACCGGGTTATATGAACCGCCATTGCATGACCATAGGCAACAAGAACTCCGACATCGGACGAGGCGACCTGCTGGAACTGGCCGGGCGTTACAACATCAAGGGGGCTGACGCCATCATAGAAAAAGCCATCGGCGTCGTTTCCGACTACGACCGGTATGCGGAACGGGCAGGCGTCAGCGGATATTGGTGCAGCCGGATAAAAGAGGAAACGGGCTACCGGATAGAAAACATGTCCGACGTAGCACGCCACCGAGGAATCGGACGGTAGCCGGGAGAACCGGATTCCGATATGAGGGAGAAAAGAGAAAGGAATGGGGACGCATCCTGCGGTCGTGGTTTCGCCCGCATTCGTGTATGAAACCGTAAGCATAAAGCCCGAAGAACGCGGCACATCGGTAGAGTTGATTTTTCAACCTTTTTCTATATAAGAAATATATTATTTGCACACAAAATCAACTTTCCCAATTTTGAGACAAAAAATATTATCTTTGCGGTTGAAATAGAAAACACATAATATACTGTGGATATAGAACAAAGAAGCAAAATAAACCAGTTGTTGCTTTCCGCCACTCCGAAAGGACTGTTGTTTTCCGCATGGCTGAAAAAGAACGGTTATTCCGACCAGTTGATAAAAAGGTATCGGGAGTCTGGCTGGCTTGCGATGTTGTCAAAGGGAGTCATGTATCGCACGGGAGACACTTTGTCGGCATACGCCGCCTTGTCTTGCTACAACAGGCAATTAGGCAAGACGTTCCGCGTTGCGGCGCATTCCGCGTTGGAACTGTTCGGTTTCAACCACTATGTGCCTATGGGCAAACCGCTGCTGATGGTAGCGCACGGCAAACAGCGTATTCCAGAATGGATACGCACCGATGTTTTCGACAGGGTAATAAAAACGTTTTCTACCGATACGTTTCCAGAGCCGCAAGTTACGACGATTGTGAAAGACGGGGTGGACTTGCCGGTTTCCACTCCCGAGCAGGCGTTCTTGGAGTGCCTGTTACTTGCGCCGCAACAATACTCCTACATGGACTTGTACTATATCATGGAGCAACTGACAACGCTGCGTCCCGATATGGTACAGCGGCTACTCGAAACGACCAAAAGCCTTAAAGTAAAGCGCATGTTCCTCTACATGGCAGAAAAGGCCGGACACTATTGGTATGATACGCTCGACACATCGAAAATGGAGCTGGGAACCTCCAAATTGCAACTGGCAACAACCGGGGCCTATATCTCCAAATACAAAATAACCGTACCCAAAGAACTGAACGAATATGAATGACATCTATAAAAAACAAGTGGCATTGCTGATACGCATTATGCCGTCCGTATATCGAATCAAAGATTTCGCCGTGCATGGCGGAACGGCCATCAACCTGTTCCATAAGAATATGCCGCGCTATTCAGTCGATATAGACCTCACTTATATTCCCATACAGGAGAGGAACGAGAGTCTGGAAGCCATCAACAGCCACCTGCGGACGCTGAAAAACAGCATAGAGAAATCCATACCGGGTATCAAAGTGATTCACAAGCCGAATGTCTGGAAATTGCAGTGTACTCTGGACGGCGCAACCGTCAAAATCGAAGTGAACGGGACAAAGCGGGGGCTCATCGGGGAAACGGAGGAGAAAACGCTGTGCCAACGAGCGGAAACGGAGTTCAATATGACCTGCAAAGCACGTACCGTCTCCTATTCGCAGCTTTACGGGGGTAAGATTGCAGCGGCATTGAGCCGGCAACACCCACGCGATCTGTTCGATTGCAAGTATATGAAAATAGCATCGTTCGATGATGTCAAGGACGGCTTCATACTTTGCCTGACAGGGAGCGACAAGCCTGTCATCGAATCATTACAGCCGAATGCCATCGACCAGACGGAGGCATTGGAAAACCAGTTTGAGGGAATGTCCGATACGCCGTTTACCTACCCGGATTATGAGGAGGCGAGGCACAAGCTCATTCGGCAGGTAAACGATAGCATGACCGAAACGGACAGGGAGTTTCTTCTGTCATTCGAAAACGGCGAACCCGATTGGGAAAAATGCTGTGCCGGAGATTTAAGCCGCTATCCGTCCGTGAAATGGAAATTACAGAATATCGCCAAACTCAAAATGAGCAATCCCCAAAAACACAAGGAGGGAGTGGAAAAACTACGGGCTTTTTTATTTCCGGAACAACGGTAAGCCTTCAACTCTTGAATTTGTATAATGGATGTCTGAGGGAAAAAGAGGGAAAGGAAGCAGAGGGGGGATAAAGGAACAAAAACCAGACAAGAAAACAACCCAAGAAAACACTACAAGAAAGCCCAATAAGCAAGATTTGAGAAAAGAGGAAATTTTGAAGTTCTGCATCGAACCGAAATCGTTGTTTGATATAATGCAGCACGTAAACCTCAAAGCCAGAAAAAACGTGATGAACGTCTATATCAATCCAATGCTTGCCGCAGGGGTGCTGAAGATGACGGAGCCGGACAACCCGACAAGCCGTAACCAGATGTATGTAACGGCAGAGGAAGCCCCGGAACATGGCGAAGCGTGAGCTTGCGAAGTTGCGACATGAGGGAGATAAAAAAAGAAGCTACAAGTTGCCGCAGCCAAAATGATACGCACCATGCCATGTGTGTCTGTCCCCGACATTTGTAGAAAAGGCGCTGTTCTTCTGTTTATCTTGGAGCTATAACGGGACGTCCCGCATCCGGTGCTATCGGTCGCAAACGAAAACACCGCCCCACTGTGTGGTGCGGGCGGTGTGAACTGTTGGCGGTGGCTTGTCAGGCGTGCTGTCCGCTCAACAGCAGGGCGCGTTGCTGCTCGCAGAAGCGGTCGTACTCGGCTTGGTCGGTACCGCTCTCGATAGCGCGGTCGATCACGTCTCCCAGTTCGTCGAAGCATACCTCGTCGTTGACACACTCCACCGCGGCGCCCTTCTGAAGGTAGACTTCGTAATAATCCGCGCCGTTGAGCGCTACAATAACATACCCGGTGTGCAGGCGGCCGTTGACTTCGATCTGCAACGCCGGCATGTCCTTATAGACGGTGGCGGCAAAACCTTCGACACCCCACGACATGAGAACGGGCATAGGTGTCAGCGATACCAACTGTTCGCGGATGGTCCGCGCGATTTCCATAACATACTCTTTTTCCATAACTTTGATATTTAGATGATTGTTTTCAGTCGAACCATTCGGGGTTGCTCTCTTTGAGCACAGCGATCAATTCATCTTCAGGCAGTCTGAGACTGGCAGTATCCGTGAAGTAGAACACTTCATCGTATCGCTGCCGGGCTTCATCATTGACAAAGCCTTCGTTCTGGTCACTGAAGCTGCCCTGCTGGAGGGCATCGAACAGATCGGTCGGGCCGATAATCAATTCGTCGTCTTCATTCGATTTTACCATGCGCATACATAGGCGATGCCGTCGAATTGCAATTCTCTTGTTCTCATACGCCTGTTATTTCAATGGAATGTGTCTTCCGTTCGCTCTGAGGTATTCCATGATTCGCTTCGCCTCCTCGTGCGACGCACGGTTGCGGTCGTCGTAACGGCGGGTTTCGTCCGCCATGACTT